TTTTTCCTCGCGTGAATCTCGGTTTATGAAATTTTGCAAAACTTGTTTTTAACCAAAATTAGGAAAATGAAGGAGGTAAGAAGGATGCCAAGAAAAAAGCAACCAATTAATTTATTAATGGCCAAGGGCAATAGATCTCATATGACTAAAAAAGAAATTGAAGCAAGAAAGAAACAAGAAATAAAGGCAAAGGCAGATAAGATTGAACCACCTTCTTATTTACCTGATGAACTTAAAGAAAACTTTAATAAAATAGCATACGAACTCATGGATGTTGATATAATGAGTAATTTGGATTGTGAAGCATTGGCAAGATTTGTATTTGCAGAGCATGAATATGAGAAAGTTAGCCTTAAATTATTTAAGCTTAAAACAGTAGGCACTAGATATTATGATTTATTGCAGATACAAGATAAATGGTTCAAACAATGCAGACAATCAGCATCAGATTTAGGATTAACAATAAGCAGCAGATGCAAGCTAGTAGTTCCACATGAGAAAGACAAAGGAAAGCCAACAAAAGCCGAGAGGGAATTTGGTGATGTATAATGAACCTTACCCAAGAATTGATCCAATATTGTAATGACATTTTAGAAGGTAAAATATTAGCTTGCCAAAAGCATAAATGGGCTTGCCAAAGGTTTTTAAATGATTTAGATAGACAGAATACAGATAATTTCCCTTATGTTTTTAATGAGGACAAGGCTAACAGATTTTTAGATTGGATGCATTTATTTAAACATACTAAAGGACCATTACAAGGTCAACTTATAGAACCTCATATTATTCAGAAGTTCAATTTTGAAAATATATTTGGATGGATAAATGTAAAAACAGGTTATAGAAGATTTAGAAAATCATATTGGCAAGTAGGAAGAAAAAATGCGAAGTCTCAATCAGAGGCATGTGTGGGAACTTACGAAACTTTTGCAGATAGTGAAAGTGCTTCGGAGGTTTATTGTGCTGCAACAAAAACAAAACAATCTAAAATAGTATGGAATGAAGCAAGACTTCAAACAAAGAGGTGTGATTTTTTAAAAGGCAAATATAAAATAGCGAATGGAATGATAATGCACTTAAAAAGTGATTCATATATGACTTATCTAAGTAAAGAAGATGGAAAAACAGGTGATGGCTTCAACCCTCAATGTGGAATAATTGATGAATACCATTTGCATCCTACTACAGAGATGTATGATGTCCTTAATTCTGGCATGGGCGCAAGGACACAACCGTTGATGATGATTATAACAACCGCGGGATATGAATTAAATCATCCATGTTATAGAGTAGAGTATAAATACGTAAGTAATATATTAAATCCAGATAGTCCAGTAGAAAACGACGAATATTTTGTAATGATAAATGAACTAGATAAGGATAAAGACGGAAACATAACTGATGATATAAAAGATGAAAAAGTTTGGATAAAAGCCAATCCTATTGTTGCAGAAAACGAGGTTGGCCTTAATTATTTACGTGGAGAATTAAAGGCAGCATTAGCAGAACCGGAAAAGATGAAAACATTCTTAACTAAAAACATGAACGTGTGGATTGATAAAAGAGCTAGTGGCTACATGGAAATGGATAAATGGAGAGCCGGTGGAGTAGAAAACTATGATTTAAATAATTTAATGAATATGGAATGTATAGCAGGACTTGATCTATCAGCTAAGAATGATTTAACCTCTATAAGTTTTGATTTCAAGATTGACAATGATAAGTATGTTGTATTAAGCCATAGTTTTATGCCTAAAGACAGGCTACATGAGAAAATGATAAAAGATAAGATGCCATATGATTTATGGTCAAAGGATAATAAATGGATTACTTTAACACCTGGAAGTGTAGTTGATTACTCTTATATTAAAAAATATATTGAAGAAATGTATCAAAAGTATAAATGGAGATATAGAGAAATAGTTTATGACCCTTGGAACGCTACACAATTTGCCATAATGATGGAAAATGCGGGATATACAATGGCTGAAATGAGACAAGGTATAAGAAGCCTTGGTGAAGGTACTAAAAACTTTAGAGATTCGGTTTATGCAGGCAATGTAATCCATGATAATAACCCAGTTTTGACCTGGGCTTTAGGAAATGCGGTTACAAAACCAGATGCAAATGAAAACATTATGTTAGATAAAGAAAAAAGTACATTTAGGATAGATCCTGCAGCAGCTTTAATGAACGCACATTCCAGGATGATTATTGTTAATCCAGATAAAGGCACAAGTGTATATGAAAAACGTGGTATGAGGTCTCTATTATAAAAGGAGTGGTAATATGCAAAAGGAACTTTTTAGATTACAGGATTATTTTAAAAATTATCCGGATATAGAAGTATGGGTTATAGGAGATAGAAGAAAAACAGCAGAATACTATTGGAAATGTATAAAAGAACATATAGAAACCAATAAGAAACCTATATTTAATTCACCTTCTACACTTGCTACACGTGGAGAAGGTTTAAATCCTGATGATGCAATAATAGTATTATGTGGCCATTGGTATGAAAATAAACATTCATGTAATGGATTATTCCAATATTATTTAAACAATGCAAAGTTTACATTACCAATTGGAGAAATGCCTGACCATATTATAAATAAAGGAGAAACAAATAATGAGTGATTTGCTAAAAAGACCTGGTACTTTTAAAATAACTAGAGACCTTATTATAGACAATCCTGAAGCTGTAAATGAAGTATTAAAAGATGTTTTAGTAGTAGGTGTAGATAATGATTTCTTTACTGGCATTTTAACTTATAAGGGATATTCCAAGCACTTTGGTGTAATAAAAGAAGGCGAAATGCCACCTGAATATTTTGCTACTATTCGTACTGATGATAAAACAAGAATAGTAGGTGTAACTTGGAAAAAACTTAATTAAAGTGAAAAAGTAGTTAAGCAGAGCCTTTAAATAAGAGTTTTTTATTTTGCTTTGGGAGGTGGTGAGATATTGAATGTATTCCAGAAAGCAGTTTCAAGGATGATATTTGGGAAGACTTTTCAAGAAAAGGTATCAGATTTCTTGACAGGAGCCGACTTAGACAATGCATCTAATAGTTTTAATATAGATCAAGTTACTGCAATGAAATATAGCGCTGTGTTTGGGTGCGTAAGAGTTCTAGCAGAAACGTTGGCGAACACTCCTATTATGTTATACAGGAAAAAGTCTGATACAGAAAGAGAAACCAGAAATGATTTAGCTATCTATGATATTTTGCACAATAGACCTAATGAAGAAATGTCACCTTTTAACTTTAAAGAATTTTGCATGACATCTTTAAATCTCGGAGGCAATACAGTATGCCAGAGGCTTGTAAATCAGAAAGGTGATTTGGTAGGACTATACCCTTACAACTATAATAGAATTAATATCCATAGGGATTATTCAACCAAAAAACTCATATATACGGTCAATGCTGGTACTGACAGCAGAGATTTTCAAAGAGAAGAAGTATTGCATATACCAGGTATTAGCCTAGATGGTATAGTAGGACTTTCCCCTATTGAATATGCGGCAAGTGCCATAAGACTAGGGCTAAATTACGAACAATTTGGAGTAAACTTTTATAAAAACGGTGCTAATGCGTCAGGAGCTTTTAAACATCCAGGCACATTAGGTGATGAAGCCTTTAAGAGATTAAAGAAGGAATTAAAGACCAATTATACAGGCTTGAAAAATACAGGTACACCAATGATTTTAGAGGATGGACTTGAATTTCAACCGTTCCAAATAAAGCCTGTTGACGCACAACTACTAGAAAGTAAATATTTTCAGATTGAGGATATATGCCGTATTTATAGAGTACCTCAACACTTGGTGCAAAAACTTGATAGGTCCACTAATAACAATATAGAACATCAAAGCTTAGAATTTGTAATGTATACTATGCTTCCATGGTTTAAGCGTTGGGAAGATAATATAAATATGCAACTACTAACACTCCAAGAAAGATTAGCAGGATATTATGTTGAATTTAAAGCAGATGCACTTCTTAGAGGTGATATTGCAAGCAGAGCCACTTATTATGCACAGGGCAGGCAATGGGGATGGCTAAGCGTAAATGATATTAGAAGATTAGAGAATATGCCAGCCATACCAAACGGTGATATATATTTGCAACCGATAAATATGGGCGAAGCTGGGAAGATTCAACAGCAAGAACAATTAAAGGCTATGACGGAGAAAATCTATAATGTGATTTTAAATAAAGATAAGGCAGCTTAATTGAAAGGAGTGAGAAAATGCCAAAGGTATATCAATTTACAAAGAAAGATAAATCAGGAAATATAAAAAATGCTGGAAGAATGGAAATTAAAAATCAAGCCAATAATTCAGCCGATTTATATTTTTATGGTGATATTGTAAGCACTGCATATAATCCAGACGATTGGTGGAGTTGCGGAGATCCTGAAGATAAGGCGCCACAAGATGTGGCAGACTTTTTAAGTGAACTTGATGGAATGACAGATATAAACATTCATGTTAATAGTGGTGGTGGAGACGTATTTGCAGGATTAGCAATTTACAATATATTAAAAAGTAATAAGGCAAATAAAACAGTTTATGTTGATGGCTTGGCAGCTTCTATTGCAAGTGTGATAGCACTAGCAGGGGATACAGTGATAATTCCAAGTACAGCACAACTTATGGTTCATAATCCATGGACATTTATGTTTGGAGGGTATAATGCTGCAGAACTTTTGCAAACGGCCGATATGCTTGACCAAGTTAAGCAACCAATTCTTAATGTTTATGCTGAAAATTTAAAAGATGGTGTTGACATTGATACAATTCAAGAGCTTATGGACAATGAGACCTGGCTTACTGGTGAAGAAGCAGAACAGTATTTCAATATCCAAGTTGAAGAAACTGAAACTGTTGCAGCTTGTGCAAATAGTGAGTTCTTTAGTAAATACAAGCATACACCAAAGGCTCTTATCCAAACGAAGAAAAGTAAAATAAAGCCTAAAGCAAATAATACTGTTGTACCATTAAAGGTCAATAATAAAGTTAACCCAGTAATTATTAAAAACGAAGGAAGAACCTTATCTTCTGAGAATGAGCAGCGTATTAGAGATGCACAAGCATTATTAGATGAAGTCCTTGAACAGATTGATGGTACCTCAAATGGGGATGAAAATGATATAGGAAATGGTTCAGAAAATCAGGAAGATCAACAAAAAATCGAACAGTTAAAAGCAAAATTAGCCTTAGGATCATTAATCTAGGCTTATTTTTATGCAAAAAATTAGAAAATCGGAGGTAAAAGCATGAACAAATTACAAGAATTAATGAATAAATTAGACGAATTGAAGAATAAAAAGGCAGCTTTACAAACAGAGGCAAAGGCATTAATAGCTAAAGATGATGCTACAGCAGATGAAATCAGCGCAAAATCAAGTGAAATTGAAGCCATAAATGCCAAAATTGAAGTACAAAATCAGCTGATTGAGGATGAAAAAGCAGCAATTGAAGCAGAAAAAAAGAACAAAAAGCCAGTAAATGATCCTTTATATGCTGAACCTAATGATCATGATAAGAATAAATGGAAAGGTGGATTAGGTGAATTCTTACATTGTGTTGCTCAGGCTTCAAAACCAGGTGGAATAATGGATAATAGGCTCATACTTCATAATTCAGCAAGTGGAGCAAATGAGAACATTGCAACAGAGGGTGGATTCTTAGTTGAAGGTGACTTTGTACAATCATTAATAGATACTATGATGACACAGGTTCAAGTAAGAAACAGAATTCAAATGTTGCCTCTTACTACTGCAAATAAATTGAATATTTTTGGACCAGATGAAAGTTCAAGAAAAACTGGCAGCAGATGGGGCGGTGTCCAAGTCTATCACGCAAGTGAAGCTGGAACAGTACAATCTTCAAAACCTAAATTTAGAGAGTTTAGCTTAAAACTTGAAAAATTAATGGCTCTGTGTTATGCAACTGATGAACTTTTAGAAGATACTAATCTTTTAGGTACTGTAATTCAACAGGCATATGCAGATGAAATGTCGTTTATGCTTGATGATGATATTATAAACGGTGATGGAAAAGGCAAGGCATTAGGAATATTAAGCTCTCCAGCACTTGTAACAGTAGACAAAGAATCAAATCAAGCAGCTCAAACAGTTACTGCAGCAAACATAAATAAAATGTGGGTTAGGATGCCAGCAAGGTATAGAGCACAAGCAGTTTGGTTTATAAATCAGGAAGTTGATACAGCACTCACAGAGATGGCTTTTGGAACTGGTGTAAATATGCATCCATTAGCACTTGAATATCTGCAAAAAGGAACAATGAAAGGTGCACCAGTTGTTTCTATTGAACAAGCCTCTGCATTAGGAACAAAAGGAGATATTATATTAAGTGATCCTACACAATATATTGGAATTGACAAGGCTAACTTAACCGCAGATTCATCTATACATGTTAGATATTTATATGATGAGCAGGTATTTAGATTTATCTATAGATTTAACGGGGCACCTTACAGAAATAAGCCTATTACTCCATATAAGGGAAATGTAGATTTAAGCCCATTTGTTACTTTAGCAGATAGAAAATAGGAGGATGATAGTATGTATATACCAGAAGAATATAAAAGTAGGGTGCTTATAGCACCAGAAGGAACAGCCACATCAGGAGGAGGATACTTAACGCCTACTCCTGGATTAAATTCTTTAACAGTAAGGGCAGTAGTCAACATGGGCAATGCTACAGATTTAGCATTAACTTTAAAATCGGCGGATGATGCAACCGGAACTAATGCAACTAATTTTTCGGATGTACCAGTATTTGTTGATGGGACAAAACAGGATAATGACGCACATGCATATACAGTTTCAGAAGATACAGGAACCACCATAGTTGATTTTTGCATTATGCCAAGCTTATTATCAGAAGGAAGGACAATTGGATTAGCTTTTGGAGCGAGCAATGCAGCTAATATAATAGCAGCAGAAATAATTGAGGACACAGCATATAAACCTGCAAATTAAGGTTGTGATTAAATGAATAAAGAATACAACTTAAATCTAGTAACACCTCCTGCAGTTGAACCATTAACCTTAGAAGAAGTTGAAAACTATCTAAAGGTTGATGATACCATAGATGATCTAGAGAAAAATTATATTAGTTCATTAATTACACTTGCACGAGAATATTGCGAAGGCCGACAAAAACGAGCATATATAACACAGACATGGGAAATGGCTCTACAGGAATTCCCCTGTAGACATACTGACGCGCTGAATGATTATGAAGAAACTGACATTATAGAAATCCCTAAAGGCAATTTACAATCAATTAATAGCTTTGTCTATAAAGATTTATACGGTAATGCAAAAACATTAGATGAAAATGTTGATTATATAGTTAGTAAAAGAGGTATAGTAGGGAAAGTATGTCCACCATATGCATGCATATTTCCAACTGTACCTTTGTGGCCTTTAGACCCTATAATAATTAATTTTACCTGTGGATATGGTGATGATGGTACAAAAGTGCCTTTTAAAGTAAAGCAAGCAATGAAACTTTTAATAAGCCATTGGTATAATACAAGAATTGTTATTAATTCAAGCAATGCTAGCGTTTCAAAAGAAATAGAGTTTACTGTAAGTGCCTTGCTAGGCGTGGATAAGATATATAAGCTATAGAAATTCATATACAAAAGGGAGTGATGATTTGGATCCCGGGAAATTAAACAAGAGAGTAGAAGTTTGGAGAAAGTCTCCAGTTGAAAACGAACTCGGCGCTGAAGATTTTATACCTGCGAAAGTTAAAACAATATGGGCTGGAATAGTTCCACAGACAGGAAGCCTAGTTAAACAGCAAAATGCAAATACTCTACTAGCAGATGTTACACATAAAATAATTATAAGATATGACTCTGGAAAAGACATAAGAAGTGATGATTGGTTAATGTATTTTGAAAAAGCAAGTGATAGAGATGCTTATACTGATGCTTGTTCTAAAAATCAAGATATTAAAGTAGGACATAGATTTGATATTAAATATCCACTAGATCCATTTTATAATCATGAAACTTTAGAATTGTTCTGTACTGAAAAAATAGAGTAGGTGATATTATGTCAGATGGCTTTGATACACACGAATTAGATGATTTTGCAAGAGATTTACTTGAATTATCACAAGAGAAACTCCCTAAAGAAACATCTAAATTTATAAAGAAGAATGCAAATCAGTTAAAAACAGCAACTAAAAGAAAAGCCAAAGAGGTGGGAATTCAAGAACTAACAGGATCAAAAAAGAAAGATAGAAAATATGAGTATTTTATAAACTTTAGAACTGGGAAAGTATATAACTATAACGGTGGATTGTCTTGTAGAGCTTACAACTCTTCTCCACATGCTCATTTATTGGAATATGGTCATAGAATGGTTGGGCATGGCAAAAAGAAAGATGAAAGAGCAGACTTAACAGCAAAATATAAAGGCAAGGGTGGAGAAATGATAGAGAGTGGTTTCGTACCAGGCCTTCATCCGTTTGAAAAGGCATATCAAGATTATAAAGAAAAATATGTTGACAACTGTGAAAAATTCATAGATGAAATGTTAAAAGAAAAAGGCTTGTAGGTGATTATATGGAGTTAAAAACTATAGTTAAAACAATAAATAATATGTTAAAGGCGAAGTTCCTTGATATTCATAGGCAGAGTACAGATATACAAGAAGGTTTTAAAAGGCCTTCTTTTTTTGTTACCACAGATAGTAATAAATCAGGCCAACAGAATGACAGAATTACTAATAAAAAAGTAGGAATAAGAATTTATTACTTTCCTTCAAATGAACATAACTGCCAAATAGAATTACTGGAAATGCAAGATTCACTGGATGAATTATTTAGTAATGGCTTCATGATTCAAGAAGGTGAGGACAAGACCTATATCAATTTAGATGAAGATGGTATTGACTTCAACACTACAGACAATGTTCTTCAAGCTCTCTTCTACGTGAATTACATGAATGAAACTGACCCTGACGCAGATTACGACTATATGGAAAAATTGAATTTAAATTTATAGAAAGGAAGGATGCAATGTGACTTTGCACAAGCCAAATATAGATGTGACATTTAAAACTTTGGCCACTAGTTTTAATGCTAGAAATGCCAATAAAAATGTAATACTTATCATTAAAGACGATACTGTTAAGACATTTACAAAAAAGGTATATACAAGGCTAACAGATGTAACAGACAGCACGAATTATACAGCGGCTAATTTCCAAGCTATAAAAGATTGCTTTGTATCTAATATAAGACAATGCACCGTTATAAGGATGGACGCAACAGATGGTGTTATTGCGGATGCACTTGCAATAGTTGGAGGGTTAGAAGCTGGGTATGTTGGAATACTTAGTAGCGTAGCAACAGATCAGCAAGCAGTTGCGGCATGGATAAAAACACAGGAAGAAGCAAAGAAAAGTTTTAAAGGAATAGTTTATAGTCCTACTACTCCACCAGACAGCAGAGAGGTGCTAAACTTTACTAATACCCAGGTAACATTTAAAGATGTTTCTAGGGGACAAGCAGATGCATGGCAGTTTATACCTTCATTGCTTGGATATATAGCTGGAAGAGATACAGATGAAGGAGCAACTTACCTTGTTATGGAGAATTTAGAAAGTGTTGTTGAGTCAACAGATTTAGATACTGCTATAAATAGTGGACAATTAATCCTCTTTAATGACAGTGGAGTAGTTAGAATTGTACTTGGCATAAATAGTAAAACTACATTAGCCACAGATGAAATTGAAGATATGAAGCTTATAGAGGTAAGCGAGGCTATGGACATAATACGTGACGACATAACTAACACTTATAAAAATGATTTTATTAGAAAATATAAAAACACTAATAATAATAGAGAAATTTTTATAAGTGCTGTGAATGATTATTTTTCAAGCTTAGAAGGGCAGGAAATATTGTCCTCTGATTTCGATAATAAAGCACAACAGGATATATCTGCTATGAGGCAATACCTAGTTAGTCAGAATGTTGACGCACGAGATATGACAGATGCACAAGTCAAGCATCAAAAATTTGGAAGGAATTTATTTGCAAAAGGAAATATAGAGATAGCAGAGGCAATGACAGATTTAACATTTACAAATGTAATGAATTAAAGAGGCAAGCCACATTGTCTCTTTTTTTATTGCCTAAAAAATTGAAAAGAAAGGGGTAATATAGATGGCAAAAGCTAAGTATATGAATGGTACCAATGGTAAAGCGTGGTACAATGGAGAACTAATTAGTAGATTAACATCCATAGAATTGAAACTTACTGCAAAGACAGATGATATTAACACTTGTGGGGAAATGGAAACAGACACGGCTATTCTAGGCTATTCAACAAGTGGAACTTTAAAACTGAATAAATGGGCTGATGATGTTACAGCAGAAATGATGGAGAACGTTTTTAAGTGTATCACGACAGGAGTACCCGACGATGCAAAAGTAATAATTGCATTGGAAGACCCAAGCACTGGTAAAGCTGAAAGGTATGCAATTAACGATATAGTATTTACTGAAATTAGTATTAAATGTGAGCCAAAGAAAATTATTGAACAGGAATTTCCGTTCAAGGCTGGAAAATGTGAACTTCTGGAAACTATGGCAAGCTAATAAGGAGGATTTAAAATGAGTAAAAAAGAAAATAAGAAAAAACTTTTAGAAGAGAAGAAACAAAAACTAGAACAGAGAAAAAAAGAGCTGGAAGAAAAAAAGAAAAATGCGAAAGAGTTTAGCATAGAGGATTTAATAGCTAAGAAGTTAAGAAAAGATGAAAGGAAAAATAAGGTTATTGAAGTTTACAGTGAGGAGGCTGACAGAAAATTAAAGGTTAAAATGCCTTCCGATAAGGCTGTATTGAAAATAATCAATACCATAGCGAATACAGCTGATGAAGACGGCAATGTTGACATTGAAGCTTTTACAGAGGCAGCTACACCACTTATATATAATTGCTGTCCTAAATTGCATGATAAGGAATTGCAAAAAGCTTGTGAAATAGCTGGTGATTGTTGGGATATAGTAGAAGTAATCTTCAATTGGGATGAAAGAGTTGGAATAGCTCAAGAAATCCTAGAAAACAGTAAAGTTTCTAAGGATATTGATGAAGAAATAAAAAACTCATAGAGCAGGATAGATGGTGTAATACAATAGCTTTCTTTACTGCAAGAGGAAAAGACGAAGAAAAGTTGTTAAATGCATCTCCCATAGAAAAGATATTTTATAATAACGTAAAGGAAAATTACTGGAGGGAAAAAGCAGAATTTATGTCAGCTATGTTTAATGGAAAAAAAGAATAATTGGAATATAATCTCCAAATTTGCTATTATAGAGGTATAAAGGAAAAGAGAGGGGATTATTATGTTTTCCAAAGGTAAAAAATTGAAGGAAATGTTTCCTAATTATGATTTTTATGATTCTATATATGGTGATTTTTACCTACTTATAGGAAATGAAGATTTAATTTTTATAAATAAGCGGGATGCTAAAAAAGTAGTATTAAAAGAAATACAACCTGAAAGAATTACACAAATAGATGATTTAGAGGTATATCAAGATGGTAAAACTATAAAATGTGGAAATGGTGGCAAGGTGTTAGCAGGTGGAATTACATTTGGCTTACTTGGAGCGTTAGTTGGTGCCAATGCTAAACATAAAGAAATAGATTATGTAACAAGTTTAGGATTAAACATTTATGCTGATGGTAAGTTATATAATTATTGTAGTATAAAAACTGAAACTAAAAAGAATAGTTTTACTTATAGAATAAGTATAGAAACCTTAAATAGCCTTAGGGCAAAGTTATTAAAATTCCAGAACACAATTGAAGATACTATAGTAAAAGATGATATTATAACTCAGATTAAAGCACTAGCAGATTTAAAAGAGCAGGGTGTACTTACAGAAGAAGAATTTACTAAAAAGAAAACTGAATTATTAGCAAAGATATAAGAATCACTTATGTGGTTCTTTTTTATTTAGAGATATTTTTTATATCTCCTTTTTCTTTTATAGAGGAGGTGACACAAATTAGTAGAACGATAGCAACTATACTGAACTTAAAAGACTTATTCAGCCCCACCTTACGAGAGACGGTTAATAATACTAAAGAGTTTCAAAGGCAAATTCAGCATACTCAAAATGAAATTACGAAATTAAAAGACAATGTTTCTAATAATTTTGGAAATATTAAGGCAAAGGTAGCTGGAGTGGTAACAGGACTTGGAGTTGCTGAATTTGCAAAACAATCAGTTGAACTCGCTAGTAATCTTGTTGAAGTCCAGAATGTAGTAGACCAGACTTTTGGAAGTGGCGCAACGCAAATAAATAATTGGAGCAAAACTGCCCTAAACGCTTTTGGATTAAATCAATTGCAAGCAAAGCAATTTACTGGGTATTTAGGCGCTATGATGAAAAGTTCTGGAATAACTGGAGATGCACTTACAAAAATGAGTGAAAATCTAGTCGGACTTGCTGGAGATATGGCATCATTTGATAACCTAGATCCTGAGGTAGCTTTTGAAAAAATTAGAAGTGGTATATCGGGTAAATGTTTTGCCCCTCGCTATAGAAATGTAGCATAGAAGGTCGAGTAAAATCGGTGAAAGCTAAGTTAATTAATTATATAAAATATGGTATAATATAAATATAGGATAGGTTTGAATTAGCTACTCAAACTGATAAGGGTATTTTCCTAGACACCCTTCCTATTTAAATAATTCAATATCTAGGAAAATAAAACCTATAGGAGGGTTATTTATTATGCAAAAAATTAGTGGAATTTACAAAATAACTTGTCTGTCCAATAAAAAGTTTTACATTGGTTCATCAGTAGATATAAAAAAGAGATGGAATGAGCACATATGGGAACTTAATAATGGCAAACATTGTAATAAGCACCTTCAAGATGCGTGGGATAAATATGGACAAGGCAATTTCAAATTTGAGATTATAGAAAAATGTGGTAAGAATAATATATTACAAAAAGAGCAAGAGTATATTGATTTATATAATGTTTGTGATAGAACTAGAGGATTTAATATCTCCAAAGATGCTTTAGCACCAATGAAAGGAAGAAAACATAGTAAAGAAACTAGAAAACATTTTTCCAAGATAAGAAAAGGAACCTTAAAAGGCAAAAATAACCCAATGTATGGGAAACACTTAACCTTAGAGCAAAAAGAACATTTAAGAATGTTAAATATGGGACAAAATAATGCTTTTTATGGTAAAAAACATACTAAAGAAGCTAAAAACAAAATTAGTATAGCAAATAAAGGAAGAACAGTTTCAGAAACACAAAAGCAACATTTAAGTATGACTATGCTAGGAGAAAATAATCCTTTTTTTGGGAAAAAACATTCTCAACAAGATTTAAACAAAATGAGCAAAAACAGAAAAGGAAAATGTGCGGGCAAAGAAAATCCTAATTCTAAAAAAGTTGTAAAACTTGATGAAGGAAATAATTTAATAGAAATATATGATACTGTAACAGAGGCAGCAAATAAAAATAATGCTCAGCGTTCACATATAGCATTAGTTTGCAGAGGAGAAAGAAAACACACAGGTGGATATAAGTGGATATACTATGAGGACTATTTAAAATTAGATAAGGGAAAAACACAGAGTGCTTAATACCATAGGCACTCTTTTATAATGTAATTAATTAATATGCCAATACCGAGGAAAGCTATCAGATTACGAAAGGCTGATAACCTCCGTAGAGCGTAGAGAGTGAATAAATATAATCTCTCCAAGAGTATTCGACACGATTATATATAGTATAATCTGAAAACCTAACGTTAAAACGAGGGTGAAAATGTACGCCGAACTGGGTATGAATTAACATACCGATAATCAATGAGGGAAACCTCCAGAAATAAAGGATAAAAAGCCTTTATGATAACATAATTGGAAACTGAACCATTAAAAGAAATTGGCATAAATATGGATGTTGCTAACTTGAAGGCTTATGCATTAAAAGAGGGCATCACTAAGAGCTATGAAAGCATGAACCAAGCTGAACAAACAACATTAAGATATAACTATTTAATGAGTGTTACAGCCGATAAACACGGTGATTTTGCTAAAACACAACAAACTTTCGCCAACCAAATGAGGATTGCTAAAGGTAGTATAGGACAGGCAGGAGCCAGTATTGCAACAGGATTTTTACCATATTTAAATAAACTCTTATTAATGTTTAATAATGGAGGTTTGAAATCAATTGGAAGCATTTTTAGTGGCATAGGTAACACAATAATAAGCATTGCTAATAGTGCGAAAGTCCCAATACAAAGCTTAGTTAATAGTTTAGGCAATTTAGCTAAAACAAGTGGACTAAAAACTTTATTTTCTGGAGTAGATAGTAAGCCGTTAGAAACACTTAAATATACAATTAATAGTGTTATTTATGGCATAAGAGATTTAGTCAATTTTATAGCAGACCATATGACGGCAACTAAAACTATTTTAGCCGGTGTAGGTGGTGCATTTGCAGCAGCTAAGTTTATACAAGAAGCTATAAAAGTGCAGAAAGCTATAAAAGATGTTAGTAAAGGAATAGAGGATTTAAAAAATTTAAGCAAAGTAGGAAAACTTTTTTCAACCTTATTCAGCGTGCCTGGTGGAGCATTAGGATTCATTGCAATTATTGCAATAGTAGCAGCAGGAGCATATTTAATTATTAATCATTGGACACAAGTAAAACAATTTGCAGACAATTTCTTTAATAGTGTACAAGGAAAATTTTTAACGGCAACAGTTGGAATTTTAGGAATAACTAAAGCTACAAAGGCACTAGGAATAACATTTACGGATTTAAAAATTATTGGACTATATGCTGCAGATGCAGTGAAAAAAATAGGACTTGGTATTGGTACAGGATTTTCTAAAGCTGGCCTATTAGCAAAAACTTTAGGTTCTAGTTTACTTGGAATAGGGAAAAGTGCACTTAGTGCAGCTAGAGATATAGCAATAATGACAGGAGGAATAGTAAAACAGGGTGCATTATGGGCAGCTAATGCAATTAAAGCTGGGGTATATAAAGTAGCAACTCTTGCAGTAGCGGCAGCACAAAGGACGGCTGCAGTGGCACAAAGAGTATTAAATATTGTAATGGATGCTAATCCTATAGTATTAATAATAACTGCAATCGCCGGACTAGTTGCCGCATTAGTAACCCTATATAATAAAAATGTTTGGTTTAGGAATAAAGTAAATGAAGTATTTGCATGGTTTGGAACATTACCCAGCAAGTTCAAGGGCTGGGCACATGATATGATAGACGGTTTTGTACAAGGGATACAAGATAAAATTGCATCAGTAAAGCAAGGTGCTCAAAACATAGCTAACACAATTAGAAAAATACTTCATTTTAGTACACCAGACGAAGGACCGTTAAAATTAGCGGCTTGATATAGCAATATATCAATGAATAACCATGTGAACCTATAAATATAGGGTGTGTATGAATAACCATATGCTAACGGTGAAAGCTAAGTTTATATTTGTTTAAAATGAAAATGATAATTAAAAATATGGTATAATATAAGTAGGATAGATAAGGAAGTCGCGAGCCTTATTGATAAGGGTGTTTTCCCAAATGCCTTTCCTTCGAATTAAAATTAAATATTTTGGGAAATAAAAGACCTATGGGAGGGTTATTTGTTATGCCAAAAAAATTCACAATAGAGCAGATTAAAAAATTTGTAAAAGGAAATTCAGATTGCAAATTATTAGATGAAGAATACATTAATCAAGACACAAAGATGAAATTTCAATGTAAGTGTGGGAACATATTTGAAACTACTTTTAGCAGGTTTAAAAATAAAAATAAAAGGCAATGTAGTGAATGCGGTAAAAAGTCTAGGATTAAGAAAAGGAGAAAACCACATAAAGAATTTTGCAAGCAGGTTTATGAATTGGTTGGGAATGAATATTTAGTTCTTGGAAAATATAAAAATAATTGTACTAAAGTTTTAATGGAACATAATAAATGCGGACATTCATATGAAGTTACTCCAGGTAATTTTTTAAGAGGTGAAAGATGCCCAAACTGTTTTGGAACTCCTAAAAAAGACACAGAACAATTTAAAAAAGAAGTATTTAAAAAATGGGGTAATGAATATAAAGTTTTAGGGCAATATAAAAGCAATAACTCAAAAATATTAATAGAGCATACTAAATGTGGGTTTAAATGGTTCACATTGCCAAGACATTTATTAGAAGACCATGGATGCCCTAAATGCTCTAATAATATTAAAAAAGATATTGAAATATTTAAAAAAGAGCTTAGCAAAATTAATAAAAATATAGTTGTATTAGGAGAATATGAAAATGTGGATACTCCAATTAAAGTTAGATGTTTAATAGATGGTTATGAATGGAGAGCTGCTCCACATAATTTATTAAAAGGTAGCAAATGCCCACGATGCAGTAAGCACGAAAGATACACCACTAAAACTTATAAAGATAAAATATTGAATTTATATGGAAATGAATATAGTATTTTAGGAAATTATATTAACAGTAAAACCAAAATATTAATTAAGCATAACAAATGCGGACATATTTGGAAAGCTGTTCCTCCAAGTTTAATAAGTGGTTATGGGTGCCCTAAATGTAATGAAAGCAAAGGAGAAAAGAAAATTTCCACATATTTAGATAAAAATAATGTTAAATATATAACCCAATATAAGTTTAAAAGTTGTAAAAATAAAAGAGAATTGCCATTTGATTTTTATTTATCTGAATATAATATTTGCATTGAATATGATGGAGAACAACATTTTAAGCCATACAGATTCACAGATAAAAAGAAATCTTTTGAAAAATTGCATATGACTAAAGTTAGAGACCAGATAAAAAATAAATACTGCAAAGAGAACAATATAAAGCTTGTAAGAATACCATATACAGAATTTAACAATATAGAAATTATTTTAAAGAGTGTTTTACCATAGCACTCTTTTTTATTTTAAATAAATATAAATATGCCAATACCGTGCCAAGCCCTAACAATATAGCTATGGCTATGTTAGTGGAAGGTGTAACGACTATTCCGAGAGGAAGTACATTCTATGTGAAATTCATAGTTTGGAAGTGCATGGGTTCTTTTAATAAAAGAATATGAGATAGTCTAATCCGACTAATTTAATCAGTGTTAAAGTATTCCGAAAGGAACGGTATAAATGTAAAACCATATGCAACTTGGATGCCGGATATGGTAAATGGTATGAACCAAGGTATTATTAATACCACTCCAAATATTGTAAAGGGCATAACAGATATGGCAACTAATATGACAGTACCTATAAACGACTTTGTAAAATCTAATAATACATTAGGTGTTAATGCGGTACAAGAGTTAAGTGCAGGCATATCAAGTCAGGAAAGTAATGCAGTTGCTACAGCACAAAGTTTAGCTACGAAAATATTACAAGGCGTTAAAGATATTTTTGGAATACATTCCCCAAGTAGGGCAATGGGTGATGTGGGTATTAACTTTATGCAAGGCTTTATAGACAAATTAAAGAGCAGCAATATAGCAGATGTAATTAAAACGGTATTTGGAGATATAGCAAGTTTAGCAAACGGAACTTTAGGTGGGGCATTAAGTGGTATAGTGTCTAATTTTATAAACACTGGAGATTTAAAAGGACTAGGCGGTATGCTTCAAGGTGTAATGCAAAATGGATTAAGTTTTCTTGGTAGTGGAAGCGTTAGTGGCAATGTAAGTGAATGGTTAGCTGCTGCATTGGCTGCAACAGGAACATCTATGGATTGGTTACCTGGATTACTTAAGCTAGTAAGTTATGAATCTGGAGATCCCGGAACACTAGGAAGTGGAGATGCTTCTTTAGTTAACAGTGTCCCTGTAGGAAATGAATATGCAACAGGGCTCTTACAGATGTTGCCTTCCACTTTTAGAGAGTTTACAGCGGGCATTGGAGATATAACAAACCCTGTAGCAAATGCGGCGGCAGCAATAAGATATATAAAGTCTAGGTATGGCAGTGTATACAATACCCCATTATTTACAAGTGGCGGCAGGTATAATGGATATGCAACTGGTACAAATAGTGCTAACAAAGGCATAGCAGAACTAGCAGAGGATGGGGCGGAACTTGTTACAGGCAAACAATTTAGAAACTTGCATGGTGGAGAACATGTTTATACAGCACAAGAAACAAAAGGTTTGCTAGGTGGTAAATCTATAAAAATGACAAATAACTTTTACTTTAAAGGTAATATTGGAAATGAAGAATTTTTTGAAGAAGCAGGTAGTTATATTACTACTAAGTTCAGAACAGCATTAGCTAATATGTAGGAGGTGTGCTTATGGATATATTTTTTAGTAGTTTAGACAGGTCACAAGTGTATAAGCTTCCTATCATTCCGGAGAATATGCCAGAACTGAGTAAATCATCTAAGAATGAAGAATTTGAGGGGGATGGACAAACATATAACATTCTTGGGAATGTAGGGCTAGCAACTTTTACTATTGATTCATGGATGCCTGAGTATGCAGGAAAATGTACACAGAGTTTTTGTAAAAGCCAAATTAATCCTTATTTGATAATAAACTTGTGGAGTCAAGCTATGATAGATAAAAAGCCAATAAGGTGTGTTCAAACTAGAAATGATGGTAGTGAAATACTAAATTGGCTTGTAAGTGTAGAAAATATGAGTTGGTACCCAAGGCAAAATAAGGATATAAAGTATAAAGCAGAATTTAAGGAGTATGTAAGCCCAGAAGAAATATTTATTGATCCAGTTAAAAAGCCTATAAATGATGCTTTAAATAATTTAACAAACGTTATAAAGAGTGTATTTAAGTGAAGGTGATGTAATGTCTAATGGATGGAGATTTTTTACGAATTATCTAGTTGGACATAGCTATAAAGATTATATAGACGTAACAAAATACTGCAGTAATTGGGCTTGGACAGATGATAAGGACACTATAGCACAAACTCTTACTTTTGACAGCATATTAGATTTTGCAGAGGGTAGGAGCCATATTATATTAAAAAAAGGTGATAAAACAATAATTGCAGGAGTAGTTACGCAGAAACCGCAAAAAAAGAATAGTTGCAATTACACAGCACAGGACTACAGTTTTTACCTAAATAAAGACCAAATAAAAGTGTATCAATTTAATGGAGAGGATGCTAAAAGCTGTATTTATAGAATATTAGAAGATAATAATGTAGGTGGTGCCTGTATGACTTTAAATACTAAAATATCCAAGCTATATTGGGGCAAAACCTATATAGATATAATCAAAGATATTTTAGAGCAATGTAAGGCAGAAATCGGCGAAGATATATTTATGGAAATGCGTGGTACTGTTTTATGGATTGATAAAGTAAGTAATTTAAAATTGAATTGTAAATATATTATGGGTAATGATTATACAGTAACTAGAAACATGGAGAATATGTGTAACTACGTTATAGTCAGCAATAGTTCAACAGGTTCCGAAAGTGGAGAAAGTACATCCCCACCAAGTATATTAGCCACATTAAGGGATGATAAAAACATACAAATATTCGGCCGTATGAGTAAAATTCTGCAAGTTGAAGGGCAAAATGAAGCTCAGGCAAGAACAACAGGACAGAATTATCTAAATAATTTTGATGCAACCAACAGAGAGGTTACAGTAACATTGCTTGATGTAGTAAATGGCGAAAATATAAGGGCAAACAGACAAATGCCTTTGGATATAAGTAAATATGGAGTAAAAGGATATTATAAGATAAAAAATGCTCAGCATACTTTAAAAGGAGGCACACATAAAGTGCAAGTTACAATAGATTTTTCTGGTGCAAGTTTTGAGGACAACACAGTTTATAAAACACCTACAGGTAGCAGTATTAAAGCTTCTAATGGTAATAGTAAAGCAGATGAAATTATTAGCTACGCAAAGCAATTCTTAGGCAGGCCGTACGAACATGGCGGCGGCAATCCTCCTAATTCATTCGACTGTAGTAGTTTTGTAAGCTATGTGTTTTCACATTTTGGCATAAATTTAACTGCTTATACCTATGACATGATAAATCAAGGCACAAGGATAAGCATAAGCAACATACAACCGGGTGATGTCCTATTTTTCTATAATACTGGCCATTGCGGTATTTATATTGGAAATGACCAATTCATTCATGCTCCGCATACAGGAGATGTGGTTAAAATTAGTACATTTAGTGGAAGTTATTCGAGTGTGTGCAATGCTGCAATAAGGGTAATTTAGAGGTGATTTAATGAATTATGATGCACGTTGGGCTGAAAAAGGAGCGAAGGAAATTAAGAATAGAAATAATCCGCAATTGTTAGGACATAAAATAGCAACAGTAGTACAAATAAATCCAATAAAGGTAAGCGTGCTTGATGGGCAGGCTTTTTTTAGTGAAGATAATGAAAGGCAAAAGTTAATTATAGGTAATGCTTTAAAAGAATATAAACTACCTGTAACTGTTAGTATAACAACAGATAGAGGTACTTACACAGGGACAGGCACAGCTATCCATGAAGGAATAAAAGTAGGTGACAAATTGATTTGCGAGTTTACGCAGAGCAATCAAGAATTAATAGTTATAGACAAGGTAGGTGGTGATAATGGCAGCAACTAATATGCTTCCTTTGATACCGGGGCTACAAGAACAAATAGACAATATACAAACTGTAAATACAACAATAGAGCCACTTGGAAGAGCAATGAAATTCGACTTTGTTAACAAATGTTTTGTACTTCAAGATGGCAGGCCAGTTGAATTGAGTACAGATGAAGAAAAGATACAGCAATGGATCCGTTTAATTATATTAACTTATAAAGACACATACGACATTTATAAAGGTACTGATTTTTATTGCAATGTTAAAGACGCTATAGGTAAGAAAATGAGTGGCTATAATGCTTTTTATCAGAGTGAAATTCAAAGAGAAGTTAGAGAAGCTCTGTTGAAACATAGATATATTGCAAGTGTAGATAACTTTTCTATAGTACAGACAGATAAGAGAACATGGAATGTGCAATATGTTGTCACTCTTATCACAGGTCAAACAGTTTCTAATGAGGAGGTGGTTTGATTGGGCTATTATGATGATAAAACAACAGACAATTTGCAAACTGAACTACTGTCTAATGTAAGTGATGATTATGATAAAACTATTGGCTACCCTATGTATGATTCCTTAAAGGCTGTAGCTATTGAAATCGCCAACATTTATACAGAACTGTCTGCAACAAGAGCCAGTATAGAGTCCCCGGATAATTTAAGTGGGGCAGATAGAGAAAAATTTGTAGTACAAAGGACAGGGCAAACAAAGAAAATAGGAGCTTTTGCGAGTACAAATTTACATGTAAATGGAACTGGAGTAGTAAAGGCAGGAGATAAAGTTGAAACAAAGGCAGGTATTCAATATGCTTGTACAGCTGATACCGTAATTAATGGTACAGGTATTGCCCCTATTCAAGCTACAGAAATAGGGACGTATGGAAATACTCCAGCTAACACAATTACACAAATACCAGTTACTATTCCAGGTATAACGTCAATCACAAACCCTAATTCTGTTATTAATGGTGTAGATAATGAAAGTGATGATAGTTTAAGAGAAAGATATTATACTTATTTAAGAAATCCAATTACTTCAAACAACGAAAATGCATTTATTAATTGGGCAGAAAGTATAGATGGAGTAGGACGTGCAAAAGCTTTTGGATGTTGGCAAGGGAAAAACAGTGTATTAGTTATTATCTGTAACGGAAATATGCAGGTAGCAGATGCTACATTAGTACAAACAGTACAAAATGCTATAGATCCTAAAGGCATCCAAGATTCTGATGGTAATTGGAGCACCTGGGGGTTAGGAAAAGGACTTGCAAGTGGAGGCAGTTTTGCAACAATACAAAGTGCTGCAGCTAAGAATATAAATATAACTGCTAATGTAGTTTTAGCTACAAATTATACACTTGACCAAGTTAAAACAAGCTTTTCTAATTCTGTAACAAACTATTTAAAAACTATAGCATTGCAAGATGATGTACCAACAGTTTCATATGGAAAAATAGTTAATCTATTATATGAAACTGAGGGAATTAGCGATTATAGTAATGCTCAAATAAATGGAGGTACTGCAAATATACCACTATCTTTAATAAGCAGTCTGTGTGAAATTCCAGTGCTAGGGACGGTGACATTGAGTGTCTAGTAAAGATGATTTAATACAACATTTGCATGAGCTATACAGGGCAGATCCTTATATAAATGAATTATATAAAAGTGTTGGTATAGAAATGGACAACGTAAAAAGTATAATTGATGATTTAGGTAAAGAATACTTTTTTGACACTATGACTACAGATATTGGTATTCCAACATTTGAGAACTTATTAAGGTTCAAAACTAGTTCTAATGCAATTTTAGCAAATAGAAGAAGTCAACTTGAAGCTAGATATAAAGGTAGAGGTAAATTTAGTATTGATTTAATACAAGCAATTTGCAATAGTTGGTTACATGGTAATACTGATGTTAGTTTTATAGATGATATTATAAAGATAAAGTTTATTGGTATAAATGGTATTTCAAACGACTTAGATAATATATATAAAGCTATCCAAGTCATTAAACCAGCACAAATACCAACTGATTATGAATTAGTCTCTATAACAGATATGAGTATATATTTTGGGGCTGCAACATTATCTGGTGAAACTGTAACTGTATATCCTTGGACAAATAGAGAAATAGAAACAACAGGAGTTGTAAATTTAGGCTCTGCACCAGCTATAAATGCAGAAACGACTACTATATATCCAAAGGAGGTAAATTAAATGGCAGATCAACAATTTTATACAATAGTAACAACTGCAGGCAAAGCAAAAATAGCTAATGCAACGGCTTTTGGAACGAAAGTTAATTTTGCTACTTTAAAAGCAGGAGATGGAAATGGTACTTATTATGAACCGACAGAAGCTCAAATAGATTTAGTCCATACTGTGTGGAGTGGACCTATAACAAATATAAGTACAGATCCTAATAACCCAAATTGGATAATTGTAGCCGTATCAGTACCTGCAAATGTCGGTGGATTTATGATACGTGAAGTAGGTATTTTTGATGATACTGGGACAATGATAGCTATTGGAAAGTATCCAGAAACATATAAACCTACAAGCGACACAGGTTCAACAAAAGATTTAACTATAAGAACAATATTAGAAGTTAGCAATGCAGGGACTATAGAATTAAATGTAGATCCTAATGTAATACTTGCAACTAAAAAAGATATTGAAGATATAAATAGTAAAATAGTAACAGATGAAAATGCAGTAAACAATTTGCAAACAGATGTATTAGAGTCTACAGGATTTGGCGTAGTAAGTGGTTTAACTGTTTCAGCTCAAACAAGTCCAAACATGACTGTAAATGTTTCTTCAGGTATTGTTCATATGCCATCTGGTATAAGATTAGCACCGTCAGGTAATTCTGCATTAGCAATAACAGCAGCGGATGCAACTAATCCGAGAGTTGACATTATTTATGTGAAAAATGATAGTACAATAGGATATTTAGCAGGAATACCTGCAGTGACACCAACAGCACCAGATATACCAACAGGTGCTTTTTTACTATATCAAATTAATGTTCCTGCAGGAGCTACAAGTATAACTAATGATAACATTATGGATAAGCGAAAAATGAAGATTACATCAGAATATCTAGATAATACGATTAATCAACATAAGGCAGATATTACGAATCCACACAAAGTTACAGCAAGCCAAGTTGGATTAGGCAATGTAGAAAAAGAGTTAGCTAGTGTTCAAACGGATATAATAGATTTAGCTTTTCAATTAGCTATACAAAATTTAGTAAGTACATCCAATATGAAACATGTTTTCATAGATAAAATTGAAAACGCTAGTGATGTAAACTTAATATCGGGAATGTATGCTAATAGCAAAGTTTATATCTAATATGGTTATTTTATAACAAAATGTTAATTAAAGCTAACAACTTATGATAAACTAAAACAGTTGAAATTCAATTCAAAAATTGAAAGGTGACAAAGTGGAACCATTAATTTTACAAAAGAAAACAGAAGTGTTATTGAATAAAGAGGTATACCCTATACTAAAGAAGTATCCTAAGTCTGAGAAGTTTGCATTATGCCAGGAGATTAAGCAAGCTTTTTATAGGACTCTTAGAAATATTATGCTTGCTAATAATGTAAAAAGAAATAGACTTCATTATCTTCAACAAGTTGATGCTGACTTGAAATTATTGCTTGTTTTGTTTTCTATATCTAGAGAACAAAAGTATATAACAGAAAGAAAGTGCTTACAGCTCCAGGACAAGATAAGCGAACTTGGGAGAATAACTGGTGGCTTAATGAAAGTATCAGTTAAATAAAATAAATATAGGGTTAATTCTGTATGGGCTTCCTCTCGTGTTGTTCGCGGGTACAATTCTGCTCGCTATTTCAATAATAACAATAGTAATAATACTAACAATCTCATTGGGTGGCGCCCCGTCCTGTAAGCATTTAGATTGGTACGACTACGGTTTTATCAACATGACCCTAAAGTTTTATGTTTAGGTTAGGACTTCAGGGGAGAATTAATCCTTCACTAGTAAATGGTGTAAACACATGAATAATGGCATTTTGCCAAGCTTTGAAAGGAGATGCCAAAATGCCGAATACTTTATTTGAAAAGGCAGTAGACTATAAAAATTTAAAAGAAAGCTATAAGAGAGCACAACAGGCTCAGAAAAAATATAAAAAAGAAGCTATAATATTTGATATGGCAAGGGAAAAGAATTTGGTGAAACTTTGGAGAGAATTAAAAAATGGAACTTATATGCCTGGAAGTTATATAGAATTTAAGGTATATGAACCTAAAGAACGTGTAATTCATGCTCCAAGGATAAGAGATAAAATAGTTCAATTTGCAGCACATATGGTACTTCAGGAAGTTTATTATAATAAATTCATAAATTCTTCTTATGCTTGTCTAATGGAAAGAGGAACTCATAAAGCTGTACAGAAGGTTCAACATGACATGAGGTATGTCCAATGGAAACATGGTAATGGTTGGATACTTAAGATGGATGCAAGAAAATTTTTCTATTCTATAAACAGAGACATACTTAAACAGATCTTAAGGAAAAAGATTAAGGATGATAAGTTTTTAAATCTTTTAGATAAAATTATAGATAGCTCTCCAGAAGGTGAAAAAGGGATTCCTCTTGGAAATGTAACTAGTCAGGATTTTGCCAATATATATCTTAATGAAGTGGACCAATATGCTAAAAGGTATCTTGGCCTTAAATACTATGTAAGATATATGGATGATATTATAGTAATTCTAAGGACAAAAGAAGAAGCAAAGCAAGCTAAAGAGAATATAACAAAATTTCTAAATGAAAAGCTTGATTTACAAATAAATAATAAAACTAAAGTATTCCCTTTAAGCCAAGGTGTTAATGCTTATGGATTTAAAATATTTACTACCCATAAGTTGATAAGGAATTCTTCCAAGGCAGCTATGAAGAGAAGAATTAAAGCTATGGATAAAAAAGTTAAAAATAAGGAAATGTCAGAAAAAGAAGTACAGCAAAGTGTTAATAGCTGGTTAGGCCATGCAAGACATTCTAATAGCTATAACCTTAGTAAAAAAATATTCAGTAGATACAATTATATAAAAATAGAAAATCCCAAATTTAAGTTTGGGAAGATAAGCACTCAGTAATGGGTGTTTTTTTATTTTACAAAAAAGGAGAGTGAAATAATGGCCAATGGTGATCTGGTTAAATTAGGTACCTTTTATTTAAATGGTACAAAGCAAGCAAGACCTACTTATCCATGGCAGAATGGATCTACGCCAACAGGAGCTCCTGGAGCAGGCAATATACCCACTTACTCATCAGGAAACATAGAAATAAAAGACACAGATGCTGATGATGCTTATAAGATTCAATGGATAGAGGTAAATGATACAACTAATAATAAGAAACTTCTAATAGCTGATAGAAACTTATTAGTAAGTGCTTCATGGGACGCACTAAATGCTCAATCATTAATAACAGGCAAAACTGTAACTATAGATGGACAGCAGTATAAGTTAAGGGTACTTACAGGCGGTAGTAATTATAGAAGTGGCAGTGATAATTATAGTGGTGGTACTCCTACTGACAATGAATGGGATAGAATAATTGCAAATGAAGCAGCCTTTTCAGGACTACCTACTCCTAGCACTACTGACTTAGATTCTACACAAAATGAAACTGATAGGCTGGGAACACATAACCAAAAGTGGAATTGGTATAATTGTTATAGTTGGGCACAAGAGACATTTTATCCAAATTCTTCCTCTCGTGTTATTCGTGGGTACGATTCTGCCCGCTTTTTCACTACTAACAATAGTACTAATCCTTACAGTACCGTTGGGTGGCGCCCCGTCCTTGAAGTTCTGAACACTGCCCCTCTGGTATCTGATTCAGATAAGGACTTAGGAAGTTATGCTGCAGCTTTGACAAAGAACTACACTGTAACAGATGCAGATGGAGATACAATCACAGTAGTTGAAAAATTAGATGGAAGTGTAATTAGAACATTAAATAATCAAGCGAGTGGAACGAGCTTAACCGTAGATTTAACTACACAATGGTCAAGTTTAAGTTTGGCAAGTCATACAATTACAATTGAAGTAACTGATTCAAAGGGACTAGCTGGAGTAACAAGAACTTGGACATTTACCAAAACAAATAGTGCTCCTGGAGCACCAAGCATAACCTCACCTGTTAATTTAATGAGAGTACCTCAGAATTTTGATGTAGAGTTTACAACCTCAACTGATGTAGAGGGAGATACCCAAACATTAAAGTTACAAATTGCAGATGATAGTGGATTTACTCAAAATGCACAAACAATTACAACTGGATTAAAAAAATACAATGATACAAGTAAGCA